ATAAATAAGGAACTCCTGCGTTTGTTGCTAAAGTTCCAGAAGCTGTACCTGTACCTGCTCCATTAGGCTTATTTCCTGCAGTAGCTATGAAAATACAAGGTAAGGTACCGGGTTCTGCTGGAGTGTAAAAACTTTCATCAACGACTTTAACTTCTACACCTGGTGATACTAGTGCCATAATCAATTCTCCTCATGAAGGCTATTATAATCTAATAGTATTTAGCGAAATAGAATAAATTTCGCTACTGTAATGTTGCAAAAAAGGGGCGAAAAAGGTTAGGTAAATATATTATGAGACCTTTGTGTAAATGTAGCCTAAGACCTGCAGCAGTTAACTACAAAAAAAACGGAAAGACTTACTATAGGAAAAAATGCGAGATTTGTTTAAAACATAGTACCACTGGTAAAGGTATACCAAAATGGAAACAAATTGGATATGAGAAAAAAATGTACTGTGAAAAGTGTTCGTACAAAAGTAAATATGCTGAACAATTTAATGTTTATCATATAGACGGCAATTTGCAAAACTGTAAAATTTCTAATTTGAAAACAATTTGTGCAAATTGTCAACGCATACTACATTTAGAAAATGCTAAATGGATACAAGGGGATTTAATACCAGATTTTTAACCAATTAAAAATCCATAACCTGTTCCACCTGGAACAGATGTTGCAACTTCTTGCTCTAATTTTTCAAGTTCTTGTGCTGCTTCGGACTTTAATGCATCTCCATTAAGTTGTCCGCCTCCTTGAGGTCCTGCTATGGTTGCAAATTTAGATCTTGCTTCACCTAACATCATCTTACTAATTGCCAAACTGTAATCTCTAATCCAGGATTTAGCAAGATAATCTGTAAGGAGTTGTTCATCTGGTCTGTAATTATGGCATTCCAGCATTAAAGTTTCTTCTGCTCTAGGTCTTTGTAAAATTGTTAATACATGCCTTGTTCTATTCCAGTTGAATTCAATGAAAGAACCAAACATACGACCTACAAGTTCTTGATATTGGCTAAAAAAATCATAAGTTGCTAAACCACCAAGATTAGAACCAGCTAATAGATATGTATTTGTATAAGCTAGATTAAAAGGTTCAAACAATGTTCCACCGTCTCCTCCACCAGTTCTTGATCCTACGCTACGCCTAAAAATCTTTTTAACCTCAATGATTTCTTTTGGTAAAGAATATTGATTTTGATCAACGATTGTTGGAAGGAAAAAATAGCTTTCTTCTGTGCTGTTATCTGATCTTTGCCTATATCTTGCTAAAGCTTTGTCTAATGCTGTTTCGTAGTGGACAGGATCTAGTTCTACATCAACCATTCCTCCGCCTAGCATATTATGGACGTAATCATAAACTTCTTGTTTGTATGTGGTAAGGTCGCTCATTTGTCATATCTCCTATTGTATTTATCGACGATAAATACAATATGCCTAGATTATCTTTATACAAACCCCATAAGGGAAATGACTTTCAATTTATAGACGCAAGAATATTCGAAATGTTCACAGTTGGTGGGACTGATATAAACATTCACAAATATCTTGGACCTAAAAATCCAACCGATGAGCAAGCAACCGCCGATCAACCTCAATATAACATAATATCAGAGACAAATATACAAGATTTATTGTTTTTAGAAAATAGAGATAGGAAATATGATCCTGATATTTACACTATTAGAGGTATCTATAACGTTCAGGATATTGATTTTAACCTTAGTCAATTTGGTTTATTTTTGAACAATGATACAATTTTCATGACTGTGCATATAAGCAGTTCTGTAAAAACTATAGGTAGAAAAATTATGAGTGGTGATGTTATTGAACTGCCACACATGAAAGATGAATATGCATTAAATGATTTTCATGTTGCTTTAAAAAGTTATTATGTTGTAGAAGAAGTTAGCAGAGCATCTGAAGGTTATAGCCCAACTTGGTATCCCCATCTATATCGATTAAAATGTAAACAAATAGTAGATAGCCAAGAATTTAAAGATATACTAGACCTTCCAATGGACGAAGAAATACCTGAAACAGGAAGTTTACGAGATTTATTATCTACTTATGAGAAAGATTTAGAAGTTAATTCAGCTATTATTGCCCAAGCAGAAGCTGACGCTAAAAAAAGTGGGTACGAAACTGGACATTTTTTTACTCTTCAAACTGGAGATGACGGCAAAGTTGAATTAGTAACTGCTGATTTAACAGAGCTAGATGCTAGTGTAGCAAATGAATTAGCTGATAGAATAATGCAAACTCCAGAACGGACTGGCTACACTGGATATTTACTAGGTGACGGTATTGCACCGAATGGAGAAATTTTTGGGCACGGCATACAGTTTCCAGAAGGTAGTGTAACTGGAGATTATTTTTTAAGGACAGATATGATTCCTAATAGATTATTTAGGTATGACGGAAGGCGATGGTTGAAAATAGAAGATGCGGTAAGAATGACACTTACAAATACAGATACTAGAAGTACACAAAAAGGTACATTTATTAATAATACCAACACTACTACTGTTGCAGGAGAATCATTCCCTGAAAGACAGAGTGTAAGTCAAGCATTAAAGGCTAAAACTGATAACGTATAAGTAGAAAATAATGCAACATTTTTATGATGGTCAAATTAGAAGGTATATAACACAAGCTGTTAGGATGCTTAGTAATTTTGTTTACAAAGATTTAGACGGCGATGAAAAGCAAATACCTGTGGTATACGGCGATTTAGCAAGACAAGTTGGATCGATTTTAAAAGATAATTCAGAGTTAAAAATTATAGGAGCACCAAAGATTTCAGTGTATATAACAGGACTAGAATTAGATAAATCTAGATTGTCTGATAGCAGTTTTGTTAGCAAAGTAAACATCAGAGAAAGAGCATATGACGAAAATAATCAAGAATATCTAAATATGCAAGGAAAAAATTATACAGTTGAAAGACTAATGCCTACACCATATACACTTGCTTTAAATGCTGATATTTGGTCTACTAACACAGATCAAAAATTACAAATTTTAGAACAGATTTTAATGTTATTTAATCCAAGCTTAGAAATCCAAACAACAGATAATTTTGTTGACTGGACGAGTTTAAGTGTAGTGAATTTAGAACAGATAACTTTCAGCAGCAGGAGTATAGGCACAAGCACAGAAACAGAAATTGACATTGCTACTTTAGGTTTTAGTACACCAATTTATATTTCACCTCCTGCAAAAGTAAAAAAATTAGGAATAATTCATACAGTTATTACAAGTATTTTTAACGAATCTTACGGAAATGTAGACTTACATCAAACAATGCCAGAACTTTTAGCATATGCAGACGGTAGATATAAATCAGATGCAATTCATAAGAGTGTAATTAATGAAGACGGTGAAGTAGTAGATGACTTTGGTCCATTAAAAGCTACAAAACCAGATACAGATGCAGTGATTGCAACAACGTTTGGAAATTATGATCTTTTTGTAATGAACAATAGAGCTCAATTGATCGACAAGAACCAAATAGGATCGGTATCTTGGTCAGAATATCTCAGAGCCTATCCAGACATTTACACTGCAGGCATATCAGAATTACGACTATATAGGAATGATTTAGATACAGATATTGTAGGTAGCATTACAATAAATCCTTTAGATGAATTTAGTTTGTCTGTAAATTGGGACACCGATACGTTACCTAGCGATACAATTTTGACAGGTCCTACTGGAGATAAAACAAAAATAGATTATATTATAGATCCTACAAAAACAAATCCAACTTCTTTAAAATTTGTTGGTTTAAGATTATTGTTATTAGACGAAGCAATCGGAAATACTGAAAATATCGACGGTGCAGATGCTTGGAAAAACAATAATGGTAGTGATTTTGTAGCAGGTGTAAATGATATAATAGAATGGGACGGTACTGCATGGAGTGTAGTTTTTGATGCTAGTGAAAACACTGCAGATATTGTTTACACAACCAATCTAAATACAGGAATACAATATAAATTTATCAATAACGAATGGATACTTTCATACGAAGGAGAATATCCATATGGAAGTTGGAGAATAAATTTCTAAGATAACTATTTTTATGAAAGAAATAGTTTGTAGTGGGGCATTAATTTACGCTAAGGCAACTAATAGATTTTTGTTTTTACATAGAACAAGAGGTAAAAATGGAAATTTATGGGGGTTAGTAGGCGGAACTAACGAAAAAACTGAGTCACCATGGGATGGTCTTCAAAGAGAAATCTTAGAAGAAATTGGTAAAATAGATATTATAAAAAAAATTCCCTTAGAAACGTTTGTAAGTAACGATAATCATTTCCTATTCCATACATATCTTTGTATTGTTTGCGAAGAATTCCTACCTCAATTAAATGAAGAACACGACGGATATGCATGGGTATCCTTCAAATATTGGCCAAAACCACTGCATCCAGGCTTACGCAATACATTAAATACAAAAATTAATCAAGCAAAATTAGAAACAGTTATAAAATTATTAAAACTTTTAGAAACAAATGGAAAATAACGTAAAAAAAACAAATTATGGATACGATTTAATATGGGCAAGTAAAGAAACCTATGCCGGAAAAATTTTTGTTTTTGATAAAATCAGTAATACAGATATGATTTTTCATAAATTGAAAAACAAAAGTTTTTTTGTAAATAGTGGTAAGTTTAAAATTAGATTTGTTGACTTATCAAATGGCGATTTTAAAGAAACATCTTTAGACGAAGGTGGAACTATTGATATACCTGCATTCACACCGCATCAAATTTGTTGCACTACAAGCAATGGATCTATTAACGAAGTAAGTGATAGTAATAACGAAGAAGATATTTACATATTATTACAAGAAAAATTTATTCAATAATGTTACCTATATTACTAAAAACCAATAGAATAATCCAAGATTTAAATTTTTATAAAATAAAAATTAGACAAATAAAAAATGATAAAGCTAGAGATAAAGCTGATCTTTTGTTAAAAAAATTAAAAGAATACATTGCTGATTTAGATCAAGCCCATAGAATTAGAACTGTGGGCGATCTAAGACCAAATTTATTTACATATCATAGAGAACAAATTTATAAAACTAGGATGACATTAGATACTATAATTAAAGAAAATAAGAAATGAGTTTTCCGAGAGTTAGATGTAGTCATATTTTATTAAGCCATGCAGATGCTATTGAATCTACCCATTCAAGAGATCTAGCCTTTGCAGTCATGGATGCAAAACGTATTATCTATGACTTACAAACTGGTGGAATATCATGGGCTACTGCCGTTAAAGAAAATAGTGCGTGTAATCGAAGTTGGTATAAAGATGGTGATTTAGGTTGGTTTGATTTGACAGATGGTGTATGCGAGGAGCTTTATTTTGCTGTAAACGCAGCGCCAAAAGACATATTACTAGACGAGCCTATTCAAACACCATATGGTATCCATATTATCGTAAGGACAGGGTAATGTCTTTTGCTGATAATGTTATAAGTGTTCCTTTTTTTTCTCAAGACGAATGTAAAGAAATAGCAGCTTGGGGTTATCAGTTAGAAAATAGTCTAATAGAGAATAATTTACAAGATTACAATAAAAGTCCTGATATCATTCAAAGTATTACTACTGCAAATTATCAACACTATAACTTTTTCTCTTTTTTTCCTGTTTTTGCTGACAGATTTGCTGATTGCTTAACCCAATTAAAAATTGAATTAGAATGGCCTATAATTTGTCAAAGTTGGATAAACATCTATAGAAAAAATCAAGGTATTGATTGGCATACCCATCTAGGAAGGATGGGCAGGAGCTTTTCAGCAAATATATTTATTGCGGGAGAAAATACTCCTACTGTCATTTACAAACCATTTAACACAAAATCTGTAAAAGCAGAAAATATAATAGGTCAACTTCACATATTTCCATGTGAATTATTTCACATGGTTCCAAAAAATAAATCAGATACAGATAGAATCACCATTGGAATTACCTGTCATAGTTACATGGATATTACACGAGATTCATTAAATCAATGGGCATTCAATTCTCAAATGTATCAAGATTCTATTATCTTAACTAATAAACATTTTGTACCTAGTTAATCTTCAATATCGCCTAATGGTGTAAAATTGGTTAAGACACCGCCATTAATGTTTGGATCGTCTTGCTTAATCTCTTTTTGTGCAATTTCGTTTTCGTCTTGACCTGCTTCGTATCCTATTTCTACAATTTCACAATTTTTATTAGGATGATTTTCTGCTACCCATTTTTCTGCGTTAGCTCTTGTAACCCATTTTCTAACTTCCTCATACCCGTCTAAATCTGGATCCCATGTATGCCAAACTTTTACATTTGGATGTTGTGGATGTGGTTTTTTTACTGCGAATGGCATTTTTTGTGTTCTCCTTTTATAAAGATTATTTATCAAAAGTATACCAACCTGTTATTATGTATTTTTCTCCTGTGTAAATAGGATTTCCCCTATGTGGATACATAAAATTAGTTGGAAATATTAATAATTTTCCTAGTTCCGGTTTAATTTTTTTTCCTTGGTATAAAAATTCAGTCTCTCCGCCTTCGTCTATATCATTTAGGTACAACATATAATTTACAACCCTTACACTGCTTCCTATATTTTCAATTTCATTGTGCCACGGATGATATCCTTCATGTGGTAATGTTTTTTGTACACTCATTCCTTTTGCAGAATGATCTTGGGCTTGTTTTAGGATAGAATACTTTTCTATGTACTCTTCAAAATAAATTTTATTTAAATTTTCGTAAAAATATCCACACAAATTGTAATCATAATGATACATATTTTGGGTATGAGCCCAATCAAAAACAATTCGTTCATCTTGGTTTCGTCGTATGTCATTCAATTTATTTGTAATATTATTTTGCGACATTATGTCAAAATGTCTAATTATTTCTTCACAATACTCTTGACTATATGCATTTTTATATTCTTCTATTCCGTCATAATTGTCTATCATGTATTTCTCTTATATATGGTATATACTTTTCTGCTATCAACTCATGCGCACGATAATTGTAGTGTTCATCATCTACTTTTTCTTTTTTTATATTTTTGTATCCAATGCTCTCTAAATAAGTTTCACAATCAAATTTAGCTATATGTGTTTTAGATAGTTTAGTAAAAAAATTTAATGTTTCTTTTGGAATAAAACATTTATTATTAATATTCCAAACGTACATAGGCACGTTATTATTGGCGCAAATCATATCACATACAGCAATATCTTTCATATAATCTTCTTGTTCTAAATGGGTATTTTGATAATGCCACATTTGAAAATAAAGATAAGAACTACGTCTAGGATCAGGTTCGGCAATCCAAGGTGCAGTATCTCTTATGTATGGAAACATTGACCAATCTTCAGGTTGTGCCTTTATAAAATGTTCTAAATACTTGTTTTTTACACTTAATGAAATACTCCAACGATCAATTAGATCACTGCTTAGATCTTTTTGCAAGAAAAAATCTATTGGAAATATTTTTTTGTAATCTAAATCAGGATTTATAACAACAGGAAATCTACCCCAATATGTGCTCTGTAAAAAAACTTCATCTATATCGTCGTATGTGTTGAAAGCATGCGCTAGGAACCTAGGGTATGCCCTATTGCCTGTGCCTGCACTTGCCATAATAACACATTTTTTATTATGTATTTTACTATAAATTTCTGCATAATTATTTTTTTGCCATACATTTACAGGTTGATTTAAGTTTGTATTACAATAACCCATTGTATGACTACAACCAACAAACAGTGTTCTCATAAATGTTCTATGCTAAAATCAATAACTAAAACTTTTCTATTATTTAATGTAGGATAAGCACCATGCCATACTTTAGAATCCATTACTAACAATAATCCTGGAAAAGGTGTCCAATACTTAACTTCTATATCTCCTACGTTATTATAACAAAATGCAAAAAAACTTCCTTCATTATTACCTTTTTGTACAGTTTTATCAAAGTATAAAACTGCTGTTACTCCAGTTAAACCTTTATTATGATTGTGAATTCCTTTCCAACCATTAACATAATATTCTATACTCCAAGCCATAATAGGATTATTTATTAAGTAACTATATTTTTTTATTGTTAAAATATTGTTTACTTCTTTTCTAATAATATTTGTTAATTCTGATATATTAGTTAATTCTTGTCCTATTTGATATCCATTTACAGTTGTGCTTACACCTGGCGTAACTTTATTTGGTTCATTACTATTAAATAAATCTAAATATTTTTCATAATCAGCCCATTTACTTTCTAAAATCCAAGAATTATAAAATTCATAAAATATTTTGTTTTCCATTTATTTTTTTTCTTTGATTGTAAGATTAGCTGATAAAGTAATTCTTGGAACATTTTTAACAGGTAGTACATAATGGTTAATCCAACTTGGAAAAACAAGTAGTAAACCTTGTGTTTGATAAGGTGTTATATGATGATATTCCCACCGTTTGAATATCCTATTTAACCCGCTAGCTTTAATTAAATTAAAATTAGGACATTCGAATACTAATTCGCTTACACCTTCTTTACACTGTAAAAAATATATTAAACTTAGGCTCCTACCTGGAAAAGTATGATCATGAGGTTCTTGAAATTCATCTTTGTTATAGATATTTGCCCAAAATTCATCACAAATTATTTCAAAATTTGTAATAGGCTCTAATTGATTTAGAAAATTATGCAATACAGGATTTATAGACTCAAACCATATGTTCCATGGTAGTAAATCATTTTTTTTATTTCTTATAGAAGTCTTGCTTGTACCGTAAGACCAACTCGCATCAAAATATGTTTGATCGTTGATATAAGGTTTCCATATTTCTAAAATTTCTTCATGATTTTCTATTTGTTTTTCAAAAAAATAAGATGGAAAAAATGAATGCATTATTTTACATTAAAAAAGAATACTTGTGTTAATCTACCAGTATTTGCAGAATCGCCAAAACCGGACAAATTACTCGAATGCAGTTGATTTGCTTTGTAAAAAATAGCACGGTTAAATTTATTACCTATAGAATCGATTAAATTATTATTCTCAAAGAAATTAGTTCCGCTTTCAACAGGTGCATTAGGTGTAAGATACAACACACCTGCATAATCGCAGTTATCTGAATGTATCCAACTTTTACTTCCTTCTAGACATAACTGGAAACAAAAACTATCCATAACCCATTCTACAATATTAATTCTTAAATTATTTTCTATCTTAAGTTTTATAAACTCTCTATACTGGTAATCAGCTGCTAAACTTCTTTTACCCGGAAATGATCCTTCTACAAAAAAATCCAAGTTTAAGGCCTGTTGTCTTACTAGTTCTGGTTTTGGCAAAAAATTATCTATAACAGCAATACTTAATTCCATTAATTATAATCCATGTAAACATTACCAGATATTGTAGTTCCTTTACCACCAGGTTTTACATAGTGTTCTAAAAAACTTGGAAAAATTATAATTGATCCTGCCGGCAAATTAGGTCTAAAATCTAATGGAAATTCTAAACAGTTTGTTCCTATATGATTTTGTATATCTTTATAACAGGGATTCATAAAAACTGTATTAGACACATCTACAGTTTCGTATATTATAAAACTCCAAGCTGCTTTTGGATGAATATGTATATCTTGCCAGTCATTCTCATCATACTTATTCCTCCATATTTGCCCAAAACTTGGATTCTGTCCTATAAATTTTTCACCTAAATTTTTGACAAAAATTTCTATAAGATATTCAAAAGTTTCATTTGTAATATTGTGTTTTTCAGTAAAAGTGCTAGGAGTTTCACTTAACCATATCTTTGAAAATTCTTGTTCATCTATTTGAATTTTTTCCAAATCTATTTCGTCTATAAAAATAGGTATTGGAAAAATATTATGTACCATGATATTATTTAGGAGAAGGTAGCGGAATTTTCCGCATGGTTTTGAATACTAGAGTTGCTCGCAAACCTTTATAGTTTTCATTTGGTGGTAATCCGTGATGTGGAATATTACCTTTAAATAAAAAAATTCTACCTGGAACTGGTGTGATTTTTTGCCAAGTATTATCTATTTTTATAAGTGTTTCTCCTCCCCAATGGGTATTCCAATTTTTATTTACATAATATATCCAGCTTATTCCATTATCACATGAACAATCTGTGTGCGGAACAGTGTTGTGTATGTATTGTTGCCCATTAATTAATATTTCACCTAACTCTAACTCAAAAGGAATTAAATGTGTAATTGCATTGTAAATCATTTGAAAACAAGAATCATTCGCAATTGCACTAATTGGAGGATAAATTTGCTGTTTCAAACATGCAACTTCTGGCCACGATTCGTCAGCTCCTATATCATAATTTTTATCTATTGGATAGTTGCTAGTATGACCATAAAACCAACTGTAAGAATTAAATACTAAATCATGCACATGATTTATAAAATAATTAGGAAATAGATCATCTATAATAATAATTTGATCTTGTGATAAATCATAATCATATAAATTTATCATTTCTTGATTGTTAATTATCATTTTTTACAGTAATTAATTTTTCATATTCTGGCAAATATAAGTATTCTATATCACTCTTAGACAATGTAGCTAATGCATCGTCTAAAGTTTCAACTAATGGTTCGCCTGCTAAGTTAAAACTTGTGTTAAATAATATTGGCACTTTTGTTTCATTATAAAAACATTTTATTAAAGAATAGTAATGAGGATTTTGATCTTCTGTAACAGTTTGTATCCTACAGGTATTATCTACATGTACTATAGAAGGAATTTGATCTTTTGCATGATCTAAAACATCTACCGCAAACATCATGTGCGGACTTTCTGATAAACTTTTCATATCAAACCAATTAGAGGCGTGTTCTTTAAGGACTGTTCCAGCAAATGGTCTAAAATATTCTCTTTTTTTGACTTTATTAACAAAATCTTTACCATCTTTAAATCTAGGATCAAAAAGTAAAGATCTATTTCCAAGTGCTCTTGGACCGTTTTCACTCCTACCCTGGAAAATAGCAACAATATTTTTTTGTATTAGTAAATTTACAATTTCTAATTCGTTGCAATCACTTATTTTTGCACTATATTTTTTTGCAAGTTTTGCAATATTATCTTGTGTATAATTAGTGGGCAACCCGAGATATAAATTGTTACTTACTGTTTTGTTATTTGAATTAGTTTTAAGATAATGTATAAAAGCTGCTGCACCAATAGCTGTTCCTGCATCGCTTGATATAGGTTCTACAAACAAAGAAATATCATGTTTTTTCAACTTATCTAAATAATAATAATTTGCAACACAATTTAATCCATAACCGCCACTTAATACAACATTTTTGTTTCCAGTTAATTCAACTGCATATAAGATTAATTCTAAAACTTTTTGTTGTGTTTCTTTTTGAACTGCAAATGCTAAATCTTTTCTATTTTGTAACTTTGTTAATTCGTGTAATTCGATATAATTTTCATCATATAAAAAAGAGTACGGTTGTGTGTTAATTAAAGCACTGTTAGGATACGTAGGTATAAATAAATCTTTATTAGCAGTTGGATACAAATCGTTTACAGTAAAAAAACTAGGAATATTAGGATTTTCAGCTCCATAAGAAGACAAGCCCATTGTTTTTCCAGCTTCAATTGCTTGGAATCCACAATAATTAGTTACTGCTTCATACATTTTTACTAAGCCGCAAGCAGATTCTATAATGCAAATGTGATTACCTTCTTCTTGGAATTTTGCACTGGACATATCCTCTATATATCGCGTTACAAAAGGACCATTTCCGCCTACATGCTTCCATAAAGTTTTAAAATTATTTGGATATTCACATGAAAAGATAGTTTCCAATTCAAATAATAATTCAGACCTACCTGTGCCTAAATCAGCTTCTAGGAATGTTCCTGCACCGTCAACTATTACAGCAGTTGCAGATTCAAATCCTGATCTATAGAAAGCACAAGCAGCATGCAATTTATGATGCATGTTGCTTAAATCTATTACTTGTGGATGCGGTCTACTTTCTGGATAGGTTTCTATTAATCTAAGTTTTCTAGCTAACCCTGTGTACACATCATCTCCGGTATAGTCAACCATACCGGCAGTTTCTGAAAGAGGTTGGGTGTGAGCTATTACTAAAAAATCTAAATGATCAGTATAATCTAATATTTTGGTCATTGCAGCAAAAGGACCGCCGTCGTATTTTTGGCGAGATAATCTTTCTTCTTCAATTGCAAATACAATTTGTCCATTGTGCATTAGACATACACCGCCGTTATGACCTCTTGTTATTCCTGCTATCCACATTTATCTACCTTTAAATGTAAGTTTTGGCAAATCTTTTTTTTGAGTTATTTCTGGTTTTTTTGAACTTTTTCCTAGTCTTTTCCTTACACTTGACAAAATATCCTCTATTTGTTTTTTAGATAGCTCCATTGATTCGTCATTAAATCTTTCAATTTCTTCATCGATTGAAATTCGAATTGGAGAATATTTGCGTTTATCTTGTCCTACGTCTATAATATCAAAATTTTTGTCGTTTGGATAACTTATGTTAATAGGATACGTAGATCCAAGTACAACTGTTGCCGTTTTACCTAATGATTTTACTATATGCTGTCCTAGGCTATCACAGCCTAGGAAGTGATCAGCAATTTCAAGGATAGCTGCCCAAATTCTAATATCTGGTATTTGAGGTTTTGCAACTGGATATTTTTGTTCTATGTCTTGATTAAAAGAGATAGGAATTTCTGACATTATAATAACAGCATATTCTTTCCTAAGTTGATTAATTATATCAACAATATTATCTAATTGAAAACTTCTACTAGTTGAATCTATTATGTAATCTTTTCCTACTGTTTCAACTGACCTCCCAAATGGTTGGACTACTAAAACTTTATCAAAACCTGTAACTTCTTTCACTTCGTCAATTACACTTGCTGCAGATGTTATTTCCTGCTTATTAAAATAAATTTTAGGAACATGTAAGTCTCGCAATCCTTTTTGATTAATTTCTATGTCAAATGCTTGTGCAATATTACATTTTTGGTTGTAATATTCCCAAACTCTATATGGTTCTGGACTCACACAAATCCTATCTTTGATAAAATTTTCGAAAAGTCCTTTGTGCCATACATCGTAAGCTTTGTTGTGTAGGATAGGATGACCTTTAAAAAAATCAGTGCCAGATTCACAAACTATGATAAAATTGTCTTCAGGATTGTCTTTATAATAATTTTCAAAAGCAGGAATACTTGCTAAGGTCCTTCCTGCTCCTCCGTTGATAAAAAATGCTGTAGATTTACTCAAATTACCTCTTATAATTAAAAATTATTTATAATTTTGTAATTTGATAGCAACTATTATAGAATTATTGGTCCTTCAGCATCCGGTGGTATTTCAGATGCTGGATCAATTGGTTCCATTTTATAAGCAAATTTTACAGGTATACCGGCTGCTTGCATTACATTTGGCCAGTCTCTCAATCGCTGACGATAAACTGTAAATTTGTCTTTTAAGCTCTGCGGCATATCATCAGTTACTTCAGCATCACTATTTTTTAATAAACTTGCTCGTTTAGCTCTAAGATCGTCCCATGTTAGTTCTCTATCAAGCTCAGTTCCAAAGATTGCCCAATCTGTTGATCTTACTTGGAATGTAACATTATCGTTTTCGTCTACATGCAGAGTCTGTGGATCCCATATATCTCTAGCTACCAATGGAGTTTGATATGTAAAAGTACGGTACCCAGGCACTTCAACCACTCCAGGAGGTATAACTTCACTTGTATAATCTTCCTCAGCTTCATCAATAACAGGTCCCATTAATTGTCCTATCATTGGATTAGCTATGCAATCTACTTCTACATATCTACAATTTAGAGGTAACGGTCTTCCGTCATTTTTCTCTAACTGGGTTAATGGTCCTGCTCCTTGTTTTCCTGTATCATTATCTATTATTAAGAACAATTTATCAGGTCCATCATAGGTACATGTTCTTGTTTTACCTTGGCTAAAAGAATGATCAATACAATATTCATTTGGTAATGCTAATTCCCAATCTAGTTCAACCATTGCCATAAAATTTTCTCCATTAAAAATATGTTACTTTAACTAAACCGCCACCGCCGGTGCCACCTTGACCACAACAACGGCCACAATAGTTTGAAGTTGCACTTTGTCCACCAGCTCCATACGCAACAGTCCAACAACCACATCTTATCCAACAATAATTTGAATTTTGTTCGTACAATCCATTACTTAAATTCGGTGCACCTGTGCTATGTCCAATATGTTTCCAGCAATGACAAGTACCGCCAGGATACATAAAAGCAGCTTGTCCTTGAAAATTACCTTCATGTGTGTACATTGCCCAATCACCATCTGCACTAGTTCCTACACACCCAGGTCTAATACAATAAGGCATGGTCGAAAAACACCCATCTGTCCAATCTGTATTTGCATATCCTTGTCCTCCTCCACATGCACACAAATTACTTAAATTATATCCATTTACATAACTTGTACACCCATTACAGGCTGTGCATTCTCTACTAAGACAGCGATAAACTCCTGCAGCACAAACTGTGTATGTACAACCTGGAGTTGACCTAATACTCTTGCTCACATATGATCCACCACCAGATGGCTTTGTATGATGACATCTATTACAACTACAGGCTCCGTTACCGTTGCCTCCTGCTCCCCACAACTCCCAATTTAATTGACAAACACTGCCTGGAACTGTCCATAGACAACAACAGCCTGGACTACACCTATCCGGAGTTCCATAAAACCATTTTGTTGAGTATGTAGATCTAACTCCACTTGATAAGTGTGATGTATCAATAGATTTATCTAAAACTTGATCACCATGTAAACGTTTGTAACTCCTGTATGATGCCATAATATATATCCTAAATGTACATTACTTTTACTAATCCACCACCGCCAGTGCCGCCTTGCCCACAGCATCTACCGCAAAAAGTATTCAAAGCACTCTGCCCACCAGTTCCATATGGCACTGCAAAATAACCACATCTAATCCAGCATTCCCTTACTCCTCCAGAAGAATAACCACCAATTTTTGGAGCTTGGCCTTGATGTATTTCTTGTGGATGACAATGACAATAACCGCTTGCAGTAGACCAGCCTGGTCGGTGTGTAGCTATGGTCATGTCATTACCATTATGAGTTGGTCCAAAACAATAATTATTTACTCCAAAACATCCATCTGACCATGCGGTGTTAGCCCTTGCTCTATCACCGCCGCAAGCACAAAAATTACTAAGGTTGTATCCGTTTACATAGCTTGTGCATCCGTTGTAGTATGCTTCGCATTCTCTACTAAGACAGCGATATACTCCAGCAGCACATACTGTGTATTGACACCCTTGTACTGTGCTAATTGTTTTTGCAGAGTATGTACCTCCCATTGCTGCTTGGAAATGATGACATCTATTACAACTGCATGCACCAGCACCATTACCACCTGCACCCCATAATTCCCACTGTAATCTTTGTACCTGTGTAGGTACAGTCCATAAACAGCAGCAACCTGGAGAACAAAAACCTAATAAACCATAAAACCATTTTACACCAAATGTGTGTAATGTAGTGTCATTAAATTTATTATCTGCTATAGTTTCATCGTAAAATTGATCACCATTTACTTTTTTATAACTTGCATATGTTGCCATAATATCCTCATGTAAAAGTAATTTTTACTGCTCCTGGCCCACCTGTTCCGCCTTGACCACAACAACCAGAACCACAGTATGTTGATTGAGCATTCTGACCTCCATGTCCTGGAGGTGCGATCCAACAACCGCATCTAATCCAACACACTGCAAGGGCGTGTGCAACTGTACCTCCTAAGAACGGTGCCGGGGTTGGTCTAGTATATTGATGATGGCAATGACAATTAAAAATTCCGCCAAACATACCTACATGATTTCCAAATCCAAAATCACCTCCATTATTTCCCGGACTCAAACAACAGCTCCAGCAGCTAAGACAATAATTTGTCCAATCTGTGTTAGCTATTGCATAGTGACCTCCTATAGCACAAAAATTACTAAGATTGTAACCGTTTACATAAGTTGTGCATCCGTTAGCAAGTCCTGTACATTCTCTGCTAAGACATCTGTAAACACCGCCTGCGCATACAGTGTATTGGCATCCTGGCACTGTGTCTATCATTTTTGTGTTAAAATATCCACCACCGGCTCCGTGATAATGATGACATCTACTACAACTGCAGGCACCAGTTCCGTTTCCACCTGCTCCCCACATTTCCCAGTAAACACGACGGGTACAGCCAGGAACAGTCCATAAACAGCAGCATCCAGGACTGCATCTACAATGATTTCCTGTAACCCATTTTACACAATATCTGTGTCTAGCATCAGGTCCTAATTTTTCATTTGTAACAGTTCCGTCTATAAATTGTTCGGTTTTAATTTTTTTATAGCTTTCGTAAGTTGCCATTATACTGTTATAATCCTCCAGCCGTAGGTAGAATTGCTGTAAACAATGTCAAATGCGGCATTTACAGTATCTACTTGCATGTCTGCATTGTCGCCCATTATAACTTCTCCATTCCGCACTAAAACTAAAGGATTTGTATCAAAAGTACCAGCTACATCAAAAAATCTTATAGTGTCTCCCATTGTAGGACTTAATGGAAGTGTTGCAGCAATAAATCCTGCCGTTGTATCTACAAAATATGCTTGCCAGGATTCTGCAGTAAATCCACCCACTTTAACTGAATAAAGATATTTAACGCTTTCCCATCTTAGATTTGCAGAACCATCAGTAACTATTGCTTGCGTGTCTGTACCATCTTGTTGCGGTAAAATATATGTTGTATCTTGTGCAGTTGCACTTGGCTGGAATGCTGTAAAACCGCCACTAGTTGCATTAAATTTTAATGGCAAATTATCATTAATATTAAATTCCGAGTCTGTTGACACAGTACCTTGCGAATCACCTACTACTAATCCAAGTGATGTAAACTCAATTTTAGCTGGAGAATCTGGAACGCTCATTATCCTTTGCGACATATGAACTAGTGAGTCGTTAATAGGATATTTTCCAACTGTAATTCTTCTCATTAATCTTCCTTTTTATAGCGTTGTTGTCTCTATTCCATAAACAATAGCTGTAACATTTGCTGCATCTGCTCTAACAATAATTTGTTTTTCTGCATTAACTACAATTCCTGTTCTTTCTATGCTACCTGATGGTAATAATTCTACATTAAATTCTAAGTATTCAGCAGTCGTAGGACTTGCTGTATCTGAAATTGCAATGTTACAAAACACACTTGCAGATCCTCTGTTACATAAGTTTACAGTTATAACTGAAAATGTTGTTTCTGGAACAACATATAATGATGTGTCTACACCTGCAGTTAACTCTGCGTTTCCTAAAATTCCTGTTGCCATTAATATTTCTCCAATGTATTTATCTTAAAAAGTAATTGAGTGCTAGTGGTATACCTGTTACACCTCCAAGGAAGTTTGCAGTTGCGTTAAATTGTATACTTGCACCAGTTACTGTTGAAATTAAATTTGTACTTATAAATATGTCACCTGCAGTTAACGAGTTAACATTAAGTGAAGCACCACCGCCACCAATTTGAGCTTCGATATAAGCTTTTATTGCTCTTTGCGTTGGTATCACTGAATCACTATCTGCAGTCATAAACGGATCTGTTGAAAATTCGCTTACTGTCGCAGAACTTCCGCCAAGAGTCACTTCACCTAAACTTAATTCTTGTAATCCTGCAATATTAAATGCGTCTGCATTTAGAGTAGCAATACCTGTTGATTGTTCTAC